CATCAATGCAGATTCGACCAGCTGAAGCTTGAAACGAGCGCCATCACGCCACACAGGACGTCCTGCGCGCACGTCTACAAGGATTTGTTCGAAACTCTTGCGACCACCCCAATTGTTTTGTTTCTTCCCGATACATTCTTGGAACTCAATCCGCAGTGAAGGTTCTGACATCAGCCACCTGTTAAGCATCATCGTCGGAAAACCAACCGATGCAGCTGCATTGCTTCGTGTCTCACCGCTTGCGATGAGCTCCGCCCACTTGATCACGGTCGCGGTCTTTTCATCGAGCGAGATGTAAGGGTCCATTTTCTTGACTGGCCTGTCTGGATTTTCTTCCCTGATCCATCGATGCAATGTCTTCTCAGACATATCCATAATCTCAGCTGTGCGTCGTATGTTGTGACCAGCAGCTCTCAGATCTTTGATTCGCACCATGAGGAGTTTCCGCTCCTCAATATTTGTGTTCTTCGACATTGATTCTCCCCTTCAAAGTAAAAGACCAGGCACACCGTTCGGATAGTGCGCCTGGTTCGTCAGCGAGTCGTTGGCAACCGGGAGAGGTTACTCGCTGGCGTCTTCACCGAATGGATCGCTGATGTCATCGGTCTTGATAACAGGCTGTGCAATCTTTGTGAGCTTCTTCTTGGCTGTCACAGGAGAGACCGAAACGATGGCATTGGTCATGTTGCCACGCGTGTTCAGTTTGGCGTCTACAGTGACCATCCACTGCTTCGCAAGCAGGTCATCGACATCGAGCTGGTGAAACTCTGCCTGTGTCAAGCGGCGCCCTAGCATGCCATCGAGAAGGATTGTCAGTGCTTGCTTGTCGTTGCCGTAACCTTGACGGGTGTACTTGAAGAAGCGGTAAGCATTGCCAGCAGAGTCGCCATACTCTGTGGTCTCAAACGTAAATTTGAAGTTAGGGACCATGACGTTCGGGTCGTCGTATGAAGGACGATCAACCGAGTCGAGGTTCGCCAGGCGGCAAACGTAGACGCCAGCCGGTGCTGACTCAAACTGTGAGCTGCCATCGCTGAACGAGGCGTTACTAAAGAAACCCATTTTCATATTCTCCTTCGGCCATAAGGCCGCTCTGTGACAGTGCTGGCTCAATCACCAATCCAATAGTTATTCCACCAGCACTGCCAAGTTGACATTACCAACAATCAAACCATCTGTCAAACATTTCGTCGATGCTGTTCCGTGGCCCAGCGTTAGCGCCCGGGCCGCAGGAACAGTTTCGACTTATACCCCTAAGCCAGCACGCGTCTAAACATGCTGGCAGGGGGGTTTCCAAAGGGGGGATTTTCCTGACCTGTTCCCGTTTCTTTATCCTTAAGGGCGGAACAGGTCGGGAACAGGTCGCGGGAACAGGTCAAACGCCTAAAGTAGACCTGTCGGACGGTAAAGTTTCGCGTTCCTAGGACCCTTGTCAAACGCCACTATTCGACTCGCTTCAAGGTCCGCGAGTGTAGCTGCAACGACTGATTTTCGACCGCCACACAACTCCGCCAGACGTGCCTGTGAGATGCCTGGTGTTTCACTGATGAGCTCAATGAGCTTCGACCGGATCTCCTGTGTGATGACCTCGCTCCTGGCGCCAGCGTCAAGCGTCCTGACCTTCGTGAGACCATCCTCATCGCGGATCTCGAAGGTCACATCAATGGCGTCCTCATCACTGATTAGACGGCCCTTCGTCACATACATCCGATACAGTCCGTTCGCTTGCTTCTCCACCGAATAGGCCATGTCAGCAGCTGCGACAATCTCCGCAGCGCCTCGCATACCTTCGTGTTTTACGGTCGAGTCTGTGCCGCCCTTGCGATTGTGGTGAGCGATCAGGACAGTGATTCCGACATCGAGCAGCTTTTTGAATGAGTCGTAGAGTTTCCTCATCTGACTGTTGTCGTTTTCGTCCAGGCCATGCACACGCACCAGAGAGTCAATGAGCACCAGACCAATACCCTGCGACTGGCAATGCTTCACGATTCGTTCGACATCGAGCACATTGTCCAGCCTGATGCCGACTCTGTTGAGGTAGCCCATTCCTTCAGCCGAACGCATTCCGAGCTTCCTGAGCCGTTGTAGGACCTTCTGGACACCCATCTCCTCATCGATGTACAACACTTTGGTCTGAGGGATGTCGAACTCGTTCAGCCATTTGTCGCCAAATACAGCTGCGCGAATAAGATCGCACATCACCCACGTTTTGCCACTGCCTGGCGGTGATGACAGGTAGTGCAGTCCGCCAGTCGACAACACGTTCGGAATCAGCCAGGACTGCGCTCCCAGTTTCTCCTCCTCGACTTCCATCCGTGTCCAGTCCCAGACCTCCCAGGGAGACATCGTCTCACCGCCCGGCAGATCGTCGGGGACGTTACCCTGTGCCCACTGAACCCAGAAGCGGCCAGTGGTCTCACGGATGAGCTCAGGCTCGAGTGGAGGTTCGCAGTATGTGTCACTCCACCAAATGCTGAAGATGTTCGCCTGGTCAATCGAGAAGCGCTTTGCTCGCAAGAATCCAAGCAGTGTGACCAGCGCATTGTTTCGTCCGTTGAATGGTCCACCAGATGCAGGTTGTGGCTGAAACAGCCGGTCCCAGTGGTGCTCACCATTTGCCACGACGCGAGCATGCGTCTGCATGTCTCCGGCAACCATGAGCCGGAGATCGTCTAATGAAAGTTCGTCCATTTTAGTCCTAGTCCGAGAATGACTGCGTGTCCAGCGCAGTGGTTACGAGTTTACGACACTCTTCCGCATGTGCAATCATGCCCATACATCGCATCTGCTCGATGCCGATCACCGTGTGATTGAAACAGTACAGCAGATAGTCGCCGTGCTTGTACTTGCCCAGATTCCAATTGCCCCGCTCACGCTTTGGGAGGTCCCCCGCTTTTGCGGCGATCAATAGGCGTGACCACTCATCGCCCCATGGATGAGTGGATGTCGTCTCCTCGACGATTCTGGAGGCCTCTGGCGGGTACTTCGCGAGTTCCACCAATCGAGGTAGTTCGCGATTCTTCCAATTTAGAGTCCCAGGGACTCGTAATATTCGCGACGGGTTCTTGCACTTGACGTCAGCGGACGCTGAGAGTGTGAGCATCCATCGTTCGAGCAGCTGCACGAACTCGCGCTGTTCTGTTGGCTTAGTCCCAATGCCAACCACTTTGAGTCGCCTGTAACAGTGCAGACCTTTTCCTGATCTGACAGCGACTGTGACTTTATCAAGCGTTGCAGCCTGGTCCAGATCAGTAAGGTCATCGATGTCGCACCAAAGTACACCAGCAGTATGGACATCATTGTCCCTTCCTCCTTTTCGCCAGCGTGGCAACACGCCGACGTATACATCATCTCCAGCGTCACTCCACTGGATACACGCTTCGCCGATGCCGGTCCAGTCTGCTTCCGTCCTTGGAAGTTCCCAGAAGCGCATCTGCACTTTTCCCTGACACATCGTTCGGATCTCGATGAAGCCGTCAGAGTACGGCTCGAAAAGCCATGACAGGAAAGTCACAGCCTCTGATACACGATTCATTCTTACCCCTTATAATCCCTGCATGTCCAAGCAGGTCCCGACACATTACCGCAAACAACCGATTCAGCCCATCGAAATCATCGACGCCTATGGTCTCGACTTCAAAAGAGGAAATGCCCTTAAATACCTTCTCCGCGCAGGTTCAAAGTCTGGCGAAGATAAGACCGACGATCTGCTTAAGGCTGTCTGGTATCTGATCTGTGAACTTCACAGCATCGAGCTCGCCGATGAGATTAACGAGCAGCTGTTAGTTGATTCCACTCGCGATGCCTAGATAGTCGCATGTGGCCTCAACTGCGTCATGCCACGAGTAGCACACCTTCCACCGGTAAGCATCACCAACCGTGTTGCGGAACGCGAACTGTCCTGGCGTGAGACGGTTCTTCCCCGCCTTCATTTCGATCCACATCCCGCAGTGTTGCCCCATCTGGATCGGGATGAAGATGTCCCAGACGCCGGCCTTAAGTCCTTCGGACTTCATACGGCCAGCTGTGGCCTTGCTTCGATAGCCGCCATTCGGCACAGCGAAGATTGTGCCCAGGCGCGAATCACTTCCCGCCATGACTCGGCACCAGTTGAAATAAGCGATCTGCTGTTCTGACTCGTTCAAAGTTCCATCCTCTCAAATATCTCCGCCAGGACATCAGCCCCAGCGGCCACCCGAAGTTTGTCAATGGCGCGCACCTGGATCTGCCTGATGCGCTCGCGGCTGTAGCCGATCAGGATTCCAACATCCTCGAGTGAGCGACCATCCGACAGACCATCAAAGCCGAAGCGAAGGCGAAGACATGCAATCTCTCGATCTGTGAGGACCTCCATGACCGTGCGCAGCTGCGCGTAAAGGATTTCTCTGTCTAGATGGTCACCGACTGGAGGTTCATTCGATGCCATGAAGTCGTAGCGACTTTGGCCGTATCCGTTCGGTTCATCGATACTCGACACCAGCTTGACGTCGTGCTGGAGGATTTCCGTCAGCGACTTGACATCCAGTGATTCAATCTGCTTGTGAAGGTATCGCGGGTAAGTGTGCACGACCTCACGGACGTACGCAAGCAGTTCCGCTGGTGTCGGAGTCTCACCGTGCTTGACGATGTACTCCTGGCGTGACACTCTGATGTGAGACAGCTTCGCGATGGCGTGTGACGGTAGACGGATGTCACGACCACGGCTCTCGATGCCGCGACCGATAGCCTGGCGGACCCAGTTGGTCGCGTAGGTGCTGAAGCGGTGACCGAGTGACGGGTCATAGCGCTGGACCGCGTGGTGTAGTCCGAGCATGCCATCCGTTAGCATGTCCTCGTGTTCGCATCCACGACCACGAAACTTCTTGGCGATTGCGCTGACCATTCGGACGTTGTGATTGACGAACTCAGCGGTCGCTTTGTCTTTGTCACGCTGGACACCACTCTGGACCATGCGTCCGAGAAAGAACTCCTCCTCGGGCGTCAGGAGTCCAGTGGTGCTCGTGCGTCTACTGCCCCGATACTGTGACCATGTTGTGATGGCGTCAGTCACGAGACTGCATCGCCTGGTGTGCACGGTGATCCGGACTGTTCGGAGTGTTCCAGTCGGACGCCATCATGCATGAGGTCCACACAGCAACGACAATCAAAAGAAAACTGCCAACCATCTGGATGCGGCGCTGTGTCCGGAGGCGTCGCTCGCGCTTGAGCTCACGCTGTGAGCAGATGTCACAGATGCGATGTCCACGACCATAAGGCACCGCGTTCGTGCGATGGCATTCAATGCATGTGAGTTTGATGTTTCTTGTGTCCATTGTCCTAGTCCTATTCTGTCTATTGCGGAAGCTGCTGTCCTGCGCGTTTGCAGTGCAGCCAGTGTGCGACTTCGATCTCAGTGCGACCAACCACGTCAGCGATGCGCTTGATGGTTGAGATGCGTACCGCGTAAGCTCCTGAAAGCATCCGGCACACTGCACTCTTATTGATGCCGAGTCGCTCAGCGATCTCGACCTGTGTGAATCCATACATGCCATCGTTATACACACAGTTGACACATTATGTCAACCTGTGCTAGGATGTCGATGTGATTGGACATCACAACAGAGGATTAGGAATATGGAACAAACACTTACAGAGAACGGCGTCATCGTCGACACAGCGCCAGTCGGTACATGGACAACAGCAGCTGCATGGGCCGAATCACTTATCAGGTTCAATGCGTTCGCGGAGACATCCTGGTCGGTCGAATCGAAGACAGACACCACTGCAATCATCATTGTCGAAGGCGATGCATACACGTATGCAATGACCGAAGAGGACCGGACGATGAAAACATCAGCAATTGGAACAGTGAAGTGGTTTGTCGAGCAGGGTTTGACGATTCAACTTAGCAGCCCTTCCGGACTGCATGACATCGATCTCGATGAGGCCATTGATGCCATTGAAGAGTGCGAAGACGATGACATTCGTGTCGATGATGACGTGGTCATCTTTGGCATGGGTGACGTTTGCATCAAAGTGAAAAACTAGGGGGACAGGATGACACAGGAACGGGTTGACTTGAAATGGACGTGCGGCCATACCGCATTCATCACGGTTGGATATACGCAGGGGGACCTTAAATACAAAATGGCGATGATGGCGTCGACGCTTCAAATCTGCGCCGCGTGTGAGAACAAACGTGCAATCGAACGCGCATGGTCACTGACACAGCGACTTCTCGAGCCGAATCCGATTGTGATGAGTGGTTCCCAGAAACAAATCGAGTGGGCACGTTCTATTCGCACCACTAAGTACGAATCACTCGCACATGTCCTTGATTGCCTGCGTCAAGCGTATGAGACACGCCAGGACGAATGGCCAGCCATCGCACGGGCAATCAGCCCAGTGGTCAATGATGTCAGCATCTGGCGGTCCTACAGCCAGTCAGGCGCCATCATCGACAGACGCAACATCAACTGGACGACAGCGTTTAGGAACGCGCTCAGTCGGGCAGGCTTACACATAGGGGGTTTGAAATGACAATGTCGGAAACAATCGGTGCAATCGCACCAGCGCTAGTCAAGGCCCAGGCTGAGATCAAGCCAATAACGAAGGATTCCACGAATCCAGCGTTTCGCTCAAAGTACACATCGCTCGATGCCATCATGGAGGTCGTTCGACCAGTGCTCGCGAAGAATGGTCTCATCGTTGTGCAGTCGGTGTTGGACACCATCGACGGTGAGCATTCGACCAGCATCATGGTGGAGAGCCGTGTGATACATGCCAGCGGTGAGTGGATCGCTGGCGTCGTGCAGGTCCCTGTGATGCAACAGACCAGCCATGGATTCGGCTCAGCTCTCTCGTATGGTCGACGCTACAGCCTGAGCGCGCTCCTGTCGCTAGCATCCGATGAGGATGACGATGGCAATGGAGCGATCCAGACTCAACAGGCACGTCCACAGATCAAGCCAGGACCGCCACAGCAGACCACGCTGAAGAAGCTCGCACCAACACCGAAGCCGATACCTGGCTATCATAACGGTAGTCACTTTGTGATTGGAGAAGAGGACCCTAACGCATGACGAAACTTGTATGGATAACGCCCGATGCCGAGAGTGTCATCGGGTATTGCGCTCGAGTATCTAACCCCGCGAACCAGGACAATCCTGACGTCACTCGACTGCTTCGGTATTGCGTCGGTCACGGACACTGGTCAATCTTTGAAATGGCGTCGATGTGCATCGAGGTCAAGACCACGAGAGCCATCGCCGCGCAGCTGCTCCGACATCGGTCGTTCTCGTTCCAGGAGTTCAGCCAGCGGTACGCCACCGTGGTCGAGGACATCGAGGTCCCAGAGATGCGCCTCGCTGGCGCTCACAATCGCCAATCCAGCCTTCCATTACCGAAGATAGAAGAACTGACCAAAGAGCAGCAGGATGCCCTGTATTTGGTCGGGTCATCAATCGAGTTTGCGACCGATGTCTATCGCGATCTCATCGCGCATGGCATGTCTGCGGAGACTGCTCGAATGGTTCTACCGCTGTGTACTCCGACCACGATGTACATGAGTGGAAGCATCCGCTCCTGGATACATTATGTCCAACTGCGGACACGCCAGGACACGCAGCTCGAGCATCGAGACATCGCCCAGGGAGTGCAGAACATCATGCTAGAACATCTGCCGATCACGATGGAGGCGCTGGCTTGAAGCTCTCTGACATGATGCCGCATGCAGACCTTCCTGCTTGGACTGAATACCTTGAAGCATGGGAGAAGGAACACAAACCGTTGTATCCAACGTTTGAGGAATGTCTGCATGAGTCTACTGTCATGACACAAAAGGTAGACACGCTTGGACGAGATCATTATCGAATGAGATGTTTACGATGTGGACACATGGTCAAGCCTATTAAGAAAGTCGATGCACTGAAAATTCTAAATGGCAATCGCGCATCAGATGATGGGCACATCTACGCACAGGTTCGATATGACCCAGACAATGACTACTTCCGAAACCGTGAGTATTTACGTGAGGAATACTATCGGTTACGTGCGGAATATCCTCATAATCTCAACGAACAAAAAAGGGTTTACCATTCAAGGTATCTAAAAACAGCACGGTGGATGAAGCTTAGAGCAGCTGTGTTTGAGCGTGACAATCACACCTGTCAGTCATGCGGTTCGACTGACTTCCTGCATTGTCACCATAATACCTACGTACGCCATGGCGCAGAACAAATGTCAGATCTGATAACTTACTGCGCCAGGTGCCACAAAAATCATCACATTGACCATGACATGGAAAAAGAACGGGAACAACTATGGCGAGAAAATCAGCTGACAATCAACCAGCAATTGAGCGAGTAGAAGAGAAACCACAAGGACTCCTGTGGCTGCTCAAAGCAAGCGAGCACGAGATCCTTGAGCGCCTGAATCAGGATGGCGCGCTGATCTTTATTCACCCTGCGATCGATGGCATTGTGAGTTTTCGCATCGAAGAGAATCCGCAGCACGAACAAAAAGTGGTGCATGTCTGGCGGTAAATGTATAACAATCTCGCCGGTGCTCCCACATCGGTGAACGAACAACTAACCAAACAGAAGACCAGGTGTAGTGCATGGCCCCGGATTCCGGACGAAGCCCATGATCTGCACCTGGTCTTTTGGTTTTAGAAGTTGACGAAGCCGAAGCCACCGAACTTGCCGAACTCGTGCCAGTTCCTCTTTTTGGCATACAGGCCATCACCATCACGCTCGACCGACAGCTCGTCGCTTGGCTCCGGACTCGTGTTGCCTTCGACAGTGTAGACACCCCACTCCTCGACCTTCGTCACGATACCGATGTGCGCGATGCGGGAGAGTGCCGAGAAGTAAAACAGCGCCAGATCACCGCGTCGTGGTCGCTTCGTGGTCGTGCCATCGCGGATGTGTTGGACAGGCAACCACAGACTGTTTGCTTTGAACCATCGCGACCAGTCCGGACAATATGCCGATCTTGGAAATGTCTCATCGTACGTGATGCCGAGCTGCGTGGCTGCTTGCTTATGCCTAAAGCGCACGTGTGCCGCGCACCAGGGGGAACCAGCAGGGACCGGAGGTTTGCAGGATGCTTGATACGCTTCGACAGCTTTGCCTCTGTTCTCGCCGACTTCCTGGACGCCCACATTCGCGATGGCCAGATCTGTCGACAGTAGTGCGATTCGTCGTTCATCCATGTTGTATACTCCTATTGTCCAACCGGTTTCTTAGTTCCTAGTCCTGACACCTCGAGCACCCCTCTCGAGGTGTTTCCTTTTAAGAGAAGGTCTCCGCATCATCCGCAGATGACACGATCGTGATGCCATTCGTGGTGTGCGTATAGATGATGTAGACCACTCCGAGACGCCAGTAACACGCGAGCTCGTCATCGGCGACATTACCAGTGACCACGTTACTTGCAGCTGTGATCACGTTGCCCATCGGATCACGCTTGACGCGCTGGATGTTGCTCGACGATGTGCGAAAGAAGATGTACTCCATGCCATTTGGCGACACGCAGACAGTGCCATGTGTGCCGGTTCCGATTGTTGTTGCCACGCTGACTGTTATCCCTTCGTCGCTTGTGAGGTATCGCTTGACGCTGCCATCAGTGTCATCGACGATTATGATGAGCGACATCGCGCCGCTGTTCTTCTGATACGCCAAGCTAAGACAAACAGCGCCTGTGATCGGCGTTGTAACCTCTGACCAGTTGGTCCCGTTGTGCGCCCTGGCGTGATACAGCTTGACACCGCCACCAGATGTCACGACGCCATACGTCGCTTGCTGTGCCGGGCTGACGTCAGCCGCCGTGCAGTTCCCTGACAGCACCTCTGTGCGAAACACTGCGCGCTGTCGCTTCGCCGAATACATCGGATTGACACCGACGCTGTTTGTTCCTTCGACGATGCTGTGATTCGCTTTGCCGAGTCCAAACGGTGAGCCTGTCTGGTAGTTGCCAAGCGTGTCGAAGCTCGAGTCCGTGCCTCGAGAAGAACTGTCGCTCGAGAGTTGAAGCGTCACGGTCCCGCTAGTCGCCGGATCTCCTGATGTATCCAGGACAATCCCGTGTGCTGGCCCTCGAAGAATGGCCCCGAATGGCAGGTAGAGAGCACTGTCTGTGCCACCATTGACATCGAACGGGTCATACAGATCAGGCGGAAAGTCGCCGTTTATTGAGTCGAACAGCGTCTGTGCTGTGATTGTACCGACACCGATCTCGAAGCCATACGCGAAGTCTGTCCCGGTTGTTGCGTTCGGTGTTGCGAGGATTCCGCCGCCATACAACCACGTCGAGATACCAGTGCCGCCATTGAGGAAACAGTCTCTCAGTGGAGGCTGTGAGACGCTACAGGTACCACTTCCCGGGTACGCAACGGAGTTCGTGGCAGTCCAGCCAGGATGCCGGACGATGCTGTCATCGGATGTGTTGATTTGACCAACGAGGTCCACGATGGTCAGCGGTGTGACACTGTAGGTCGTGACGCCGGTTGCGCCACCTACAGTCTTTTGCCATCGATAGTCTGACTCCTCTTCGTGCCTGCCATCGTTCGCCTGTTGCCAAAAGCGGCGCGAATAGTAGTATGTCGTGGTGTCCACTTCGGCGACAATCGCCGGTGTGATGCGTTCGTTTTCGTATCCCAGACCACTCGGAACATAGTGACTATTCGTGAAGCCGTTTGTCGTGTCCTGCTTGAGCGTTGTGGTGCCGAGATCAATCGCGCCTGTAGCGATGCGCAGGCGCTGGCATGACGTAACACCCCAATAAGCGCTATCGACGCTCTCTGAGCCAGCGTAGGAACTGCTGGATGTATTCTTGCGCGGATATGGATTGTCCTTGCCGTCGGTAAGCGGTAGAGATGAGACCGACCATGCATCAGGACTGCACAGGTCAATGGTCACTGTCTGATACGACGTGGTCGCAGCTGTGACATTCCAGGTTTTTGTATTTCCGTGAAAGTCCGTCAGCACGAATGTTCCAGCCACGGATGTCCCGCTTTGCGCCTTGATCTGGATGTCAAGGTAGCGATATCCCGACATGCCTTCGTATGGAGCGAATAGTCGGTCGTTACCTGTTCCGGCAATGCTTCGTGTCGTGGCATATGCGAGTGACCACCCGTTGAACCTAAAGCCACGAAACATGCACCGCGTCTCTGTATTCGCCTCGCCGGCAGCTGTAAGTGATGCACCAGTAATGGCACACGAGATGCTTGCTGGAACATCATCGAGCGCTGTAGTCAGAGTGTTCGACCCGTAGTCCGGATCCGTCAGGACCGTCGTGGTCGCATAGTCCACGAAGGTATCTGACCCCGACATCGAACCAGTTCCCGTTATTGTCCTGGACGAACCGTCGAAGCCAGTGACCACGACACTGAGTGAGTCCGGGTACGATGTCGACCACGCCCTGGTGCGACCGATGACAGCGACACTGCGATCCAGACACGAGCTCGTGCTGATGGTGGCGCTGGCCGTTGAAACAATGCCGAAGCCGTCGGTCGTACCAAGAACAGACAGACTCCATTCGGTGGCGCTTTGTGCGTGGAAGGTGTGAGCATGCGTAATGTCATGCACTGCGACAGCGTTGACCTTCACCAGGCTGACAGCAAAGTCATGACGGACATCACCGGAACTGAATCCATTCGCCGACAGGATCGCGGTGTAGTCTGCTGTTCGCCTCGAACTCGCAGCTGCGGACACGCTGACTGATCCGCCATTCGCGGTAATACTACAGGCCGCTGTTGCTCCACTCGTGGTCATCTCATACCAGCGATATGCAGTCCGTGGAGGAAACACCGTCGGTGCCACGCTTGAGCTGTATGCGGTCTCAGTGACGTCCCACAGCTTATCTGTCGACACTGATGCTGTGAATGTGCCAGCGCATGTCACGCTTACATCCTTGTATGTCGTGGCACCTGTCTCGGTTCCTGACGCAAGGACCACGTAATTGCTGTTCGTGCTTCCGTGACCATTATTGACAGCCAGGTTCGCACGAAGCTCCCATGTCCATGCCGAACCAGGTGATGGTGCATTGACCGTTGAAACAATAGCAAGTGAACCAAGAAAACCTAGATGTCCGCCGAACGAAAAGTCTGTGAAGTGCGTGTCGTAGTCAGGCTCGAGAGGTTGCGTCGCGAATGGATTCCAGATGCGCTCCGTGACGTTTTGCGTGTGCGACATCGTCAGCGTCGATGTACGTGTCCCATCGATGTAGGCCACTATTCGCCACCATCATTCAGGTATAAACCCCGGTACACAGCACGTCGGAACTGTTTAACGCCAGCCTCGACCACGAACTCGATCGTCGGAATCGCGATGATGCGATAGACACCCTTGATGGTCACTCCATCAGGTTGCATGATAGTCACCACGTCACGAACCCATAAAGGACGATTCGTCGCAGACAGCACCAAGAAGTCACTCTCCCACTCGATCAGGATTCGACCTGTCATCAGTCGGTCTTTGAGTGCAAGCATGGCCTGGTACGCCACAGCACTCGATGTAATGCTCGGATCTGACAAAATGTAGGGAACCGGTCGACCGCGCCAGTTGTATGGCCTGGACGCTGGAGCGGTGCCAGCAGTCTGACTCGCATCGTCAGCATCATAGGAATAGATCAGGTCGCCATTACGCGGATCCTGTCCGATGACCGTGATCTGATTGCACTCTGGTGATTCATAGTGCGCGCTCATCTTACGGACCACGCGCTTCTGTTGAAGAGCCCCAGTGACGCCAGCAGCAGCTGCTGCCGCGACACTTTGGTACAAAGTCATGACGCTGACCGATGAGAGGTCTAAAGGAGCCGACCACTGGTATTTGTAGCCACTCGATGTCGGAGACCATCCCGTGATGAAGGTCGCGGCGTAGTCGGTTTTAAGTTTGCCAATCATCGAAGCGATCGTGTCACCACGCTGAGGGACAAAGTTTGAATACCCGCGAGCTATGTCTGGACTGCGAGAAATATTGATTCCGACCGAGTCGTTATAAAGCAGGTAAGTTGCCGGAGGATATCCAGCCATCGTCATCATGTCACCGATGGCGTTTTGTGCTGTGTACCCGTCGTAGAGGATTCCGTCCTGGAAGTAATACAGCTCAAAGTCTCGTGAACGATCCTGTCCTTCAAACTGTAACGTCGAGAACTTTAGACTCGTATCACCCTGCTCATACTGAATCTGCGGAGGCGCCAGTGTCCCGCGAAAGATATCGGTGTAGACAGCTGGGTCAGCGCTGTTCGAGATAGCGACACGTATCGGACGGTCGCCTGTGATCTGCGGCTGTGCCACTCCAGCATCGAGGAGTTTCTGGCGCCTGGCGCTCATCTTTAGAGTGGTGCGCGAAGTCTCATCAACACTCAATACCAAATTATCGATGTACTGTGTGATGTCGACTGGACCATTGTATGTCGATGTTGCAGCTGGTGTGCTGCTGGCCATTGCCGCAGAGACACCATAGGTCTGCGTGTATGGACTCGGAGTCGTGATGGTCACCTTGATCCGCAGATTCTGAATGATGCCATCTGGCGTGTACGCAGAAAAACCATCGGTTACAGCGACGGCTGTAGTG